GTCCACGATCTTCGAGGCGAGGACCACCGGGACGTCCCCGACGATCTTCGACCAGGTCGCGTCCTTCGGGTCGATCGTCAGCGAGGAGACGCCCAAGAGCGTCTTCAGCGTCTTCTCGGCGAGGTCCGCGACACCGCCGCGGGCCCAGTCGGCAGCCGTGTTCAGCAGGTCGACGCCGCCCTGGGCGACGGTCTTGACGCCGCCCTTGACCGCGTTCGACACCGGGTTGTCGGTGATGTCGTCCCAGATGCCGCCGCCCCAGAAGGCCCGCCGGGGCACGCCGTTGCCCAGCAGCGCCTGGACGCCTGCGACGCCACCCTGGCGGGCCGCAGCGTTCAGGGCGTTGATGCCGCCGACGCCGACGGCCCGGGTGACCTCCGGCCGCATGATGGCCTCGCCCCCGGAGAGGTCGAGCATGCCGCCGGTCGGTGAGACGAAGCGGTGGACGTCCCGGCCTGGGGTGTAGCCCGGCAGGACGCCGCCGGTGGCGAAGCCCTTGGGGAGGTCCATCTCGGCGATCTTCCCGATGCCCGGGAGCCGGGCCGCCGTGTTGTTCCAGACCTTGCGCAGGCCGTCGTTGAAGACGGTCTCGATCAGGAACCGAACCGGCTTCTTCGCGACGCTCTCAAGCCTGTCCCAGGCGGTCTCCACCCCGGTGACGGCCTGGGTGAAGAAGCCGACGATGTTGTCCTTGAAGTCGCCGACCGCCCTCTCGACCGTCTTGCGGGTCGCGGTGACGGTGCCGGAGACCCCCGACCACAGCGTGGACCAGGTGTCCGTCGCCCACTTCTTGGCGTCCTTGAACCTGTCCCGCACCGAGCCGGCGAAGGCGTCGGCGGAGTCCAGGACGGCCTTGGCGCCGCGTTCGGCGCGGCCGACCGTGTTGTCCCAGACGGCGTCCCAGATGCCCTTGATCCAGTCGCGGCCCTTGGTGAACCACCCGGTGATCGCGTTGACCAGGTCGGGGATGACCGAGTGGCCGACGAGCACGTCGTACAGCCAGACGAACTTGTCGTGGACCCACTCGGTGACGTGCTTGACCGCGTCGATGAAGGGCTGGAGCTTGCGCCCCATGTCCTTCACGAAGTTGATCAGGCCCTGGATCGCCGGGATGACGACGCGGGTGAGCGTGTCGACGGCCAGGATCACCAGCAGGTCGATGAGCTGGAACAGCGGCGGCAGCAGCGGGAGCAGGGCCGGGAGCAGTGCGACCAGGAGCTGAGTGCTCAGCATCATGATCTGCGGCAGGAGAGGCGCCAGAGCGTCCAGCAGGATGCCGAGTTGCTTGCCGACGTCGATCAGCGGCGGGACCAGCTCCGGGATGACCGGCAGCAGCAGCATGAGGATCTTGAGGAACTCCGCCGCGTACTGCTTGACCAGGTCGCCGATGACCACGCCGAGGGACAGCAGGATCGGCGTCAGTGTCTTGGCCGCGACCGAGGCCACCGTCGCGAACAGCGGGGCAACCTTGGCGATGACGCCGCTGATGATCTTCAAGACTGGGGCGAGCGGCTTCAGGGCGATGGCCAGGAGCTGCCCGACCACCACGATCAGCGGCGAGACGGCCACCACGATCTGGCCGAGGACCTGCGCCAAGACCACCAGCACCGGGCCGAGGGCGTCGATCACGGGGGTCAAGGCCTTACCGAGCGCCTTGACCAGCACCGTCACCGGTGGACCGAGCTGCTCGAAGACCTTCCCGACGATCTTCAGCGCCGCGCCGAGCAACGGGGCCACCGTCACGGCGAGCTGCCCCATCACGCTGAACAGCGCCTTCAGGCCGCCCTGGACCTCAGGGCTCGATACGACCCCGGCGATCTCCGCCGTGATCGTCTTGAGGACCCCGAGGGTGCCGCCGCCGGTGCCCGCCCCCGCCTCGAAGACCGAGCCGATGATGGAGAAGACGTTCTTGCCGACGTCCATCAGGTCGCCGAGCAGGTCGACCGCCGTGTCGATGGCCTTCTCCAGGCCACCGGAGGTGAACGACTTGGCCAGCTTGCCGGTGACCGAGGTGATCGCGCCGCCGAGCTTCCCGGTGATCTTCTGGAAGGCCGGCTCGGCCGCTACGGCAATCTGCCCGAAGGCCGTGACGATCTGCCCGGGCGCCTTCTTCAACGGCTCCAGGGCCTTCGTGGAGCCGTCCAGGACCTTCTTCAGCAGCCCCGTCTTGCCGAGGCCGTCCACCGCCGTCAGGGCGCCCTTGGCCACGGAATTGAGAACCCCGGCGGTGCCCTGAAGGCCCCGGCGCAGGACCGGGATGACCCGGGAGCCCACGTCGCTGAGGCGGCTGCCGATCCCGGCGAACAGGCGGTCCTGGACCCCGAGCTGCATCGAGTCCCAGGCGGGCTTCAGCCCCTTCACCGAGGTGACGAACGCCTTGGCGTTGGGGCTGAGCCGGTCGAACGCCCGAGTGAGGTTGGCCGTCTGGACAGCCGACTTCTGCTGGGCGGCGGCCAGGGCCTGAGACGCCGCGGCGACCGCCCGGGTCTTGTTGGCGACGTCCTGGTTCGCCTGGGCCAGGCTCGCCCGAGCCGACCGCACCTGCTGCGTCCCGGCGACACCGGCCTTGTTGGCCTTGTCGGTGTCCACCTGGAGCCGCTGAGTCTGCTGCTGCTCCTTCAGGCCCTGCTTGGCCTGCGCGACCCGGAGCTTGGCCTGGTCGACGGCCAGCTTCGTGGCGTTCGGGTCCTTCAGCGTCGCCTGGTAGTCCAGCTCCGCCTGCTTCAGGTCCAGCGTCGCCTGCTGCTGCGCCAGCTTGGAGTCGGCGAGCTGGTCGTTCTGGTCCTGGAGCGCCCTGCGCCCGTCCTCGTAGGCCTGGGTGAGGGCCGCCTGGGCCTGCCTGGCGGTCTGCTGAGCCCCCGTGAGGGCCTGCTGGGCGGACGTGAGGGTCCGCTCGGCCGAGGCGATCTGCTGGACCGAGCTGGTCGCCCCGGAGGCCGCCGAGGCCGTCGGGGACAGCGTCTCCTTGAAGGCGTCGCCCAGGCCAGAGGTGCCGAGCTTGATCGCCCCGAAGGCGGAGCCGAGGGCGGCGACCGCAGGGACGGCGAGAGCCGCAGCCGGCGCGATGGCGGCCAGGACGTTGACCAGGGAGCCGACAACCGGGACCGCCGCCCCCAGCAGCGCCACCTTCGACGCGATTCCCGCGACGGCGCCTCCGGCCGAGGCGGCCGTGGAGGTGAGGCGGGAGACCAGCGAGGTCGCCTGGGCGATCTGCGAGGAGTTGACGTCGGCGCGGACCGTCGCCGTGCGGGTCCGGGCCAGCTGCGCCAGCCGGGCAGCTGCCGCCGTGGTGTCGGCGCTGGCGTTGACCGTGGCGGTGCGCGCCCGGACGAGGTTGGCCAGCTCGTCGGCCGCGACGCGGGTGTCCGCGTCGGCGTTGACCGCGACCGTCCGGGGCCTCGCGAGGACGTCCAGGTCGGCCTGTACGGCCCGGTAGGCGTCCCGGTTGATGACCGGGGTGATCCGGACGTCCAGAGCGTTCTGGATGCCACCCAGCTCGCTGTCGACGGCGGCCCGGAGGGCCTGGCCGTATCGGCGGCCGATGGTGCGGCCCTTGAGGGTCGCGGTGCCCTCGGCGACGTCCAGGGAGTGGCGGAGTGCCGCGTCGATGCCCGAGAAGTCGAGAGCCCCGGTCAGGGACCGGGAGAGCGTCTTCCCCAGGTCCTTGCCGAGGCGCTCGACGGACGGGGTGAGCGAGGTGTTCGCCTGGGTGGCGAAGCCCGAGACGTCGGGAACGACGGAGGCGACGACCGAGCCGACATTGGTGGGCATCGCACCCCCTCAACGCCTCGGGCCGTGCGACCGGCTCAGTGGGGGTGCTGCTCGGCCATCAGCCGAAGGTGCTCGTCCCGGGCAGCCGCGAGCTTCTGGGCGTACTCGGGATCCGCGGCGCCCGGCCTGGTCGCGGCGTAGAAGGCCGCACGGCGCCGTTCGAGGTCGGTCTCCCGGGCCTCGTCCGCCTCGATCTGCTCAGGCGTCCGCAGGTCCGGCGCGTTCCACTCGAAGACCGGGGGAAGCTCGCTCTGCTTGACGCCGTTCACCAGGAACATGGCCAGCGTGTTGTTGTGCTGGAGCGTCAGGCTCGTCGCGAGCATGTACTCCAGCTCGGTCCACCGGCGCCTGGCGCGGTCACCGGACATCGCCGAGACCGTCATGGAGTCCCGGGGCAGGGCCGCGAAGAACTCCCCCAGCTCCAGCCAGCTCATGGTGCCGTCGCCGGTCTCGTTGCGGTGGAACTCGTTGAGGGAGCGGCCGGGGAAGTACCGGGCGATGTCCGCCCGCAGTTCGGAGGGGTGCTCCTCGATCACTCGGAGGAGCTGGTCGATTCCCCCTGGCTCACTCCGGCGCCCTCGTTCAGCTCCTGCATGATGTCCTGGAAGTCGCCGAGGGTCATGCCCAGCTCCAGGAGCCGGTCCACCTGCTTCTGGGACGAGATCAGCGCGAGGACCTTGGTGACGTCGGCGTCCGCGTCCTTGAGGGCCCGGATCCTCTTGACGGCCTTCATCGGCCACCAGGAGGCCAGCGGGAAGACGAAGACCTCGTCGCCGAGTTCGACTTCCAGGTCCTTGACGCCGTCAGCCTCCAGGCGCTGGGCGCGCAGGGTCTCCAGCTTGATCCGCTTACGGTTGGGACGGGACATCGTATTCCTCACGTTCTCGCAGGTCAGCGCGGGTCATGCACTGGCCGAGGCGCTGACCCGCGAAAGGACGCCCCGGCCAGCGGTCGAAACGACGCGGTATTCACCGTGTTGACGGTGAGCAGCAACGCGTCGGGTCAGCTCGGCAGGGGGACCTGGCCGAACATGCGGGTGATCGAGCTGCCGCCGCCGGGCGCGGTAAGGGAGCTGAAGGTCAGGTCGTAGCTCTGCACCGAGTCCGACTTGTGCGGCAGGTCGCCCTTCTCGGTGACCTCTGCGCGGGCGACGATGATCCGCTTCGGGTAGTCCCCGTCGAAGACGTCCATGCCGAGGGCGTACTTCATCGACTCGGTCGCGTCCGGCTCGTCGAACGCCAGGAACTGGGTGTCGGCGGACCCAGAGGACGTCATGTCCGCCGGGTCGACGCCGTAGTACAGGCCGAGCACGAGCGCGCTCGTCTGCATGAACGTGACCTTGAACTTCGTCTCGCGGTCGGTGATCTGGGTGCGCACCGGGTCCTGGCGGCCCCACGCCTTGAAGACCTGCCGGTTCTCGTTGAGGGACTCGTTCAGGCCGTCCTCGGTCACGGAGCCAAGGTCCACCCACCCCGCCCCCCACGCGTCGTAGGGGGTGGTGGGGGCGGTGGTGCCGACAGGGGCGACGTAGAAGAGGCCCTTGACGCCGACCCTCACCTGAGTGTCGTCAGCCATGCTTACTCCTGGGATTGACGCTCGGACGAAGATGGGCACGGCCCCTCCGTACGGGCTGGAAGTGGGATCGCGGATCAGGCGGGTCGGATGCGCAGACCGGCGGTGAAGCCGATCCGCGTCACGTTGGTGTTGGGCTCCTCGGGCCGGACGGCAGGCCCGATCTCCTCCCAGGTGCGCAGCACGAAGCCGTCATCCCGGGCGGTGCCCTGCATCTGCTCGACGGCGGCCCTGACCCGGGCGACGGCGTCGGTGGCCTCCACGCGGGAGGAGGCGTACACGTCCAAGGAGATCCGGGCGTCGTCGTGAAGTCGCCGGCCACCGAGCGTTCCGGTCGTCCGTACGCCCCCGATCCGGTTGACCCAGACGAACGGGAGCGCGGCAGTGAAGTCGTCCCCTCCCGGCCGCACCGTGGCCGCCTGGTAGCCGGTGACGTCCAGGAGCTGGTGGACGACCATCGCCTCGACGTCAGGGAAGACTACGGCGGTCAGGGGAGCGGTCACCACGGCCTCCTATTCGGTCGCAGGGGCGTCCTCGGCCTCGGGCAGCGGCTCGGGCACGGGAACCTGCTCAGGCGGCTTCCTGAGGGCCGCAGGGGCCTTCCGGGCGGGCTGGACGACCTCGGGGAGGTGGCCGAGCCGCAAACGCGGCACAGCGCCCTCCAGGTGGCCGATCCCGGCCCTCACGAGGTCCCGTACGTCCTGCTCCAGCACGTCGATGACGTCGCCGGGCCGTTTGCCCCGGTAGGCGAAGGCGAGCTTGAGCTTGGGCATGGTCAGTCCCTTGCTGCGTCGAGCGCGGTGCCGATCACGTGGTGGGCCGGACGGGAGGCGTCTCTGGTGCCCAGTTCGATCACGGCGGCGTATTCGACGTCGGAGAGGATCAGGACGGAGCCGTCGGCCGCGTCCTGAGCGTGAATGCTGTCGCGGTACCGGCCGGTGAGGACCGGAGCACGCTGCTGGGCGGCGCCCACCACCCGGTCGGCCCGCTCGTGCAGGTCGTCCTGGACGAAGTCCTCGAAGACCAAGGCGGCGACGGCGGCGTGGTCGGGCTGGAAGACGGCCATCAGCCCTGCACCTCCCGCAGCAGGACCGTGAGGTGGCTGAGGCCAGCCAGAGGCCCGGCTCCCTGCTCCTTGCCGGGACGCCCGTTGACCTCGTACGTGACGCCGTCGATCTCCACCCTGTCGACCTCCGTCACCACCGCGCCGGGCGGGAAGAAGCAGATCCGGTCTGTAGTGATCTGGTCGCCCTGCTGCACGATCTCCGTGGAGTCGAGCGGCTGGAGGTTCGCGAGATACGGGGTGCGGACAGCCGTGGACCAGTCGCCCGGCACCAGGTTGTTCTGGCGGTCCCGGACCTGCTCCGGCCTCGTGATGACGATGGCGGTGACGTTGCTCATCAGGAGCACGCGCTCACCCCCACACGAGCGGGTACACCGGGATGAGGCCCTCGGCCTGGAGCAGCGCGAGCATCTCGGGGGACACCCGGGGGGTGCCGCTTCCGATCACGGACAGGGCCCGCACCACGCGCTGGTTGCCGACCTGGAGCTGGGAGACGTTGGCGTTGGCCCCCGTCTCGTCGCCCAGGTCGGCGACGTACTGGGCCTGGAGGCATGTCGCCTCCTTGAAGACCTCCAGCAGGTGCGGGTCGGTCGGCACGCCCTCGTCGTCGTGGTCGTACACCGCGCCGAGGAGGGCCTCGTCGAGCTTGCGGGAGGCGTTCTTCAGCAGCCGGGCCGCGTTGGCCGGGACCGGGTCGGGGTCGAGGAAGTCCGTGAAGTCCTCGATCGTGGCGTAGGGCATGGCGCCTCCCGTCACAGGGTCAGGCAGGCCACCGAGACGCTGCTGACGGCGCTGAGGTCCACGAGCACGGTGCCGGTGTCGTCGGGCTGGTTGTAGTCGTCCGGGAACGGCCCGAAGAACCGGTCCGCACCCGCGTCCACCGTGGCGGTCGGCGACGTCACGGCCTGGCCCTGGACCAGCCTGCCGATCTTCAGCGTCACGGTGACCGAGGCCTCGGAGCCGTTCTTGACGTGGAGGACCTGCTTGCCGCTGGAGCGGAAGGAGACGCCCGACGCGTCGGGGGTCTCGTAGGTGGGCGCGAGGCCCAGCGCCGCGAAGCGCTGCGGGGTCAGAGCAGTCCTGGCCATGCCGTCCTCCTACTGGACCTTGATGTTGCGGAAGACGGACGCCGCCTTGGTCGCCTTCAGTACCACTGCGACGGGACCCATCTCGACCTCGCCCTTCTTCACCGCACCGGCGGTGGTGAAGTCCGGCAGGTAGGTGGACACGATCTGGCCGCCCACGGTGCTGACGGCGTGGAAGCCGTCGAGGCCCATACGCACGGCGTACAGGTCGGTAAGGCCCGAGACGGCGCTGTCACCGGTCTGGGCAACCGCAACGGCGGGCGTAGTGCCGCCGGTCAGCGAGGAGCCATCGCCGGTCACGCTCACGGGGGTGTCCCCCAGGTCGCCGGTGAAGGTGACGGTCTTGACCGAGGTGCCGGAGACCGTCGCGTTGCCGGTGCCGACGTTGGACAGGCCGATGACGGCGGCCTGGACGGTGGAGGCGGAGGCGTTGTACGCGATGCCAGAAGTGGTCTGGGTGTCCCCGCCGACAGTCACGCTCAGGGTGTAGGTGCCCCCGGTCGGCGAACCCGTGACCTCCACGGTCCAGGTGGAGCTGTCGGGGTCGCGGGTCTCGATCGGGATGATCGGGGACGAGGAGCCCGCCTTGTCGCCGGGGTCGACGAACACGATGTCGCCGTACTGCTCGCGGACGATGGGCCGGCCACCGGCGCCGACGAGGCCGTCCACCGGGTTGCGGGTGTAGACCCCGGCCCGGCGGGCCAGAGCGCGGACACGTCCCAGCGCCTTCGTGTTGCCGAAGACCATGGTCGGCGTTCCGTCCAGGAGCGAGAGCCACTCGTCGAGGGTGTCCAGGGCGACCTGGGCAGAGGCCGGGTTGGTGTCGAAGTCCGACCAGTCGGTGACCTCGGTGGCCCGGTACTCCGTGCTGGAGCCGCGCAGGGCCTTGTCGAGGCCGTCGAAGCCGTTGACCGCGTCCGGGTCCGAGCCGTCCACGTCGCCGTTGATGACGGCGTCCTGGAACCGGGTGCGGGCGGCCTTGATCTTCTGCTGCATGTTCAGCGTGACGGCGCTGGAGGCCGCCGGGCCGATCTTCGCGATGACCCGGTCCACCTCGAAGCTGCCGCCCAGGACGGCCAGGTCGACGCTGTACCGCTCGGTCTGCACCTCGCTGGGGGTGTACTCGGTGTTCATCGCGCGGAAGGCGGCCGTGGGCTGGGAGACCTGGCGGCGGTAGCCGTACGTCAGGGTCGCGCCGCCACCGGCGGGGTTGACGACGTCGTCGAAGGTAAGCGCGTCGAGGATGGCGCTCTCCTTGCGGAACTCGTCGATCACCTGGACGTCGATGTCGTCCACGGCGTTGTTCTTCGCCTCGGTCAAGGTGACGGGCATGGTTCTTCCTTCGGTCAGTTGCCGCGCATCCGTGCTGCCACGGCGTCGGCGAGGCTGGTGGGCTTGCGGGCTCCCTCGCCGCGCCCGGACATGTCCGTCCCGCTGCGGGCGGGAGGCGCCGGAGTCGTCGCGGCCTTGAGCTTCGGGTTGGACTCGACGGCGGCCTTGATGGCATCGCCGACCTTCGTGGCGAAGTCGTCGGCGTCCGGGTCGAGGTCCTCGACGTGCTTGAGGAATCCGCGGCTGTCGAGGAGGGCGTCCGCGTCGGCGGAGTGCTTCCCGGCGGCTCGGTACACCGCCAGCTCCACCGCGCTCTGCCGCGCCTTGGCCTGGCTGGTGGTGAGCTGCTGCGCGAGCTTGTCCGGGTCGGCCTTGCCGTCGTTCAGGGGGATGCCCGCCTTCTCGGCGAGCTTGGCGATCAGGTCCGCCTGCCGCTGGAGTTCGGCGTTCGTGTTCTTCGAGCGGTCCTCGTGCTTGCGGGCCTGGGCCTTCCACTTCTCGGCCTCGGCCTGCCAGTTCGTGTCACCGCTCGGGGTGCCCTCGTCCTTGGCGGGCTCAGGCGGGGTGTTGCTCGCCGGGGGAGTGGTGCCCTCCGGGTTGGTGACGGTCGTGTCCGCGCCCGTGCCGGGCTCTGCGGGGGTCGCCATGTGGTGCTCCCTTGTCGGGTGGGTGTGCCCATGCGGGCTCAGCGGCCTGTCCGGCCGTTGACGTCTTTGGTAGGTTTCGCCCATGACGCAGACCGTGTGGGTGAGCGGCAAGGGCGACAAGTTCCATGTGCGCGAGGAATGCTCCTCGCTGGCGAGCGGCCAGGACGGGGGGGAAGCGCAGGGCTACGAGCTGCACCGCGTCGTCCCGATGTCCCTGGCCGATGCTCAGGCGGCGGGCAAGAAGCCCTGCCTCGGCGACTGCGCGGCATCCACCTCGGGCTGAGGCGCAGCCGGCTGCGTGGGAGCCTCCTCGCGGATGCGGGTGACCTCGTCGGACACCTGCTCGTCCGTCCAGTCCGGGTTGAGCCGCCGGACTTTCTCGTACGTGGACACTGCTCCGGCCGCACTGAGCAGGCTGAGCTGGTTCGCCACGTCGGTCGGGTCGGGGCTGACGATGTCCGGGAACTCTACGTGCGGCTGGGCCGGGGTGGTGGAGGTGCCGAACACGGCGCGGTCGATCTCCAGCAGTACGCCGAAGAGGTGCGCGAGGGCCGGGCGCCAGTAGTTCGCCTTGTTCGCCCGAGTGGTCAGCGACTGCCGCTCCCTGGCGGTGACCTCCGTGGCGGTAGCGGCCACGTCCCCGGTGACGCCGAAGGTCTGGAGGCTGTAGCCGGCACCGAGGACGATCCGCTCGACCAACTCGGCACACAGGGCGCGATGCTCCTCGGTGCGGATGGTGAACTGGACCTGCTCGATCGCCGAGCCCTTGTCCTCGCCGGGCTCGATGTTGAGCGGCGTGAACAGCTCGCGGTCGATCTCGAACTCTGCGCCGTCGCCCTTGCCCCTGGACCTGAGAACCTCGGGCCCTACGAGCAGCCGCGCCTTGCCGAGCCTCAGATCCCGCATCCAGTCGCTGTAGGCCTCGTCGAGCGCGTCCATGAGGGCCTCGACGCCGGAGAAATCCGAACGTCCGAGGTGGGCTGCCGCGGGGATGTGCCGCCACAGCTTGTTCGGCTTCAGGTTCGGGATGTACTGGGCCGTGAGCTTCGTCGTGCCCGTGGGGACGCCGTCACCGTCGACCACCGACTCGGCGAGGTCCGCGGTCTCCGGGAAGTCCGCGAGGGACATCTGGGTGCCCAGTTCGTTGGCGTTACCGACCCACACCGAGTGGCGTATCCAGCCGGGTTCGTGGCGTTCGAGTTGACGCACCACGGTGTTGGCGTCCTCGCGGATGACGTTCCAGAAGGTGACGGCGCTCAGCCGGCCCCAGCGCCACTCGGGCACTGCGATGTCCGGTGATGCCGCGACCAACCAGGGCTTGTCCTGGACGTTCTGGTCCCAGACCACACGCAGGTACACGCCTCCGAGCGCCGCGGCGATCTCGGCGGCTTCGCGGAGCACGGCGTACGTAGTGTCGTCGGCCAGCTCGTCCAACCGCTGCTGGGTGGCGTCGTCCTCGGCAGTGAGGTTCAGCGGCGACCCGAACAGGAGGTTGGCGCTGGTGGCGGCGATGGCCCCGGCGAGCGGCACGTGGAGCTTGGAGGGCCGTTCGCCCGTAGGGGTGGGCTGACCCCAGAACCAGCGTCCGAGGCGTGCGAGGAAGCCCCTGCGGCGCCTAGCGGTGGTGTCCCGGGGAGCGTGGGCGTACGCCTCCGTGAGGTCCTCCGGTGTCCCGGCGTACCAGGCGTTCCAGATCTCTTGCTGGGCGAAGACGTCGGTGAGTTCCGGGGGAGGCCATGCAGTGCCCACTACGCCGCCTCCTCTGCCTCTTCGAAGTCCAGCTCGACGTACGAGCGCCAGAGGTTCTGCGTGGTCTTGATCACGTAGCGAAGGGCATCCACGCTGTGGTCGTCCTGCTTGAGCGGTCTGTCCTCGCCGAGCAGCGATGCCTTCGGATCCCAGACGTAGGAGGCCAACTCGTCCAGCAGGCCGGTGCAGCCGCGATGGATGCGGAGCTTGTCCGCCGCCAGGAGGTTGGCCACGATCCGGATGCCGGAGAGCACCTTGTTGTGGGCGCGCTTGAAGCTGACGCCGTCGTCCCGGAGCTGAGTGCGGAGCGAGGCCGCTGACGGGTCGATGATCAACGGAGGCGCCTCTACGCCCATGTCCCGATGACCGGGAACCGTGAGCGTCCGCAACCAGGCCTGGAGGCGCTGCGATATCTGACCGTCAGAGATCGCGCCCTGCGTGCGCCCGTCGTGGCGCCACTCGTTCGTGACGTACAGGCACCCGTCAGAGCCGATGCCCACGAGGAGCGCCGCTGTGGCGTTGCTGGTCCCGTAGTCGAGCCCGACCCCGAGCCACTCCACGATCTCCGGGACGATATCGACGACGTGGCGCTGCTCGTCGAAGACCTCGTACACGGCACCTTCGGCGATGCACCACTCACCGAGGATGAGGCGCTTGTACAGCAGCGGTGTGGCCGCGTACTCGGCCTTGCGCTGCTGGATGTACGAGGGCCTCAGCGTGGGGTTGTCGTCGATGTTGAACGTCAGCCGCGCCAGGTCGAGGTCGCTGTCGAGGTGTTCGACGTGGCCGGCTCGTGTCAGGTGCACCTGCGCCCGGTCGAGGTACTTCTTCTTCAACCAGTGGTTGGAGGAGTCCGGGTTGCTCGTCCCGATCAGGCGCGGGTCGGCGTCCGACATGCGCGAGGTGAGCATTGAGAAGAAGCTCTCCGGCATGGTGGACAGCTCGTCGCAGTACGCCCCGACCAGGGAGAGGCCCCGGATCCTGTCCTTGCTGCTCTCGTCGTTGCCGCTGGCGACGATGACCTGACGGCCGAGGAGCGTGAGGATGCCCTTGCCCTCGTTGTACGAGCAGAGCTGGGTGCCGAGGATCTCCACCAGGACGTCGATGACGTTGTTGCGGAGGGTGCGGTTGGTCTTCCCCGCCATGAGCAGCTTGCCGGGCGGGCCGTTGCGCACGAAGTCCAGCCAGTCGATCAACGAGACGACCGTCTTCGCCGACCGCACCGACCCCTCGTAGATCGCCATCTCGTGCTGACGGCTGATACTCAGGCCCAGGCGCTGCTTGGAGGTCAGCGGCTGGAGGTCCACGGCCTACCCCGGGGTCTCCAGTGGAGTGCCGACCATCGCCTGGAGGAAGCGGTCCATCGCGGCCATGCGGCCGTCCTCGCGTTCGGCGTCGTCCTTCGCCCTCTGGTCGAACCGGCTCAGCGCACTCATGGCGGACGTCGTCAGGTCCTTGGTCTCCCGAGCCGGCGGGACGCGCAGCAGCTCCGAGACCATCTCCCCCGTGGGCGTGAACGCGGTGATCCGGTACCGGCTCCGGGCCCGGGTCATCTGCTCGGCCGCGAGGTCGAGCAGCTCCGCTTGGATCCGCTGACGCCTGTCCCGGAGGTCGATCTGACGGGCGTCAGTGGCGGCCCGGGTGGCCTGACGGTCGAAGGCCAGGCCGAGGCGGTTCGCGTGGGCGGTGATGGTCCCCGCGGCCCACCCCATCTCCTCGGCGATGCGGTTCCTCGGCAGCCCGTCAGCGTGGAGCTGACGGAGCCGCTCCTCGTCCTCGCGGGAGAAGGTGCGCGCCATGGCCGACCACCCCCTCGCGTGTGCGTGGTGACGGTGACCGGTCGGGTACTGACGACCGTCAGGTAGCTGCGCACCGGCAAAGGTCACGATCGCGCTACCTGTCGGATTGGTCTGTACTCGCGTGATTAGCCTCGTGGGTCCGACTGGGCGCAGTGAGGTGCCCGGTCGCGTTCCCGAGGAGTTGCGGTGGAGAACATGGACAGTTCCGAGGACGCTGCTGCGCCACAGGTCCAGTTACGGCGACCTTGGTGGCAGCGGCCCGTGCCCTTGGTGGCGGCTGGGCTCATCGTTGCTGGTGGCGCCTTAGCAATAGGCATGGCTGTCGGGGGTGGGGACAGCACCTCGAAGTCACCGACGCCAGCAGCGCACAGGACAGCGAGCAGTGGGCCTACTGGGCTTTCGTTCCAGCAGAAGCAGCAGATCCTGTTCAAGTTCTGCACTTCGCCGCAGATGCGGGGTCCGGTGGGGGACAGCTCCGCATTCCCGAGCTGCATGGCCAACTACGTCGTGACCGACCAGGGAATGGTCATGCAGCGGTAGGCGGCCTTCAGGCGGCGGGCGTCAGCACCCTCTTGGCCCTGGCCCTGGTCGCCAGCTCGGTGTCGGCGGCGTCCAGGAAGCGGAAGAGCTTCCGGCCCTTCTCGTCGAGCCCGCCGATCCTGAGCCTTCCTCTGCGGACCCAGGAGTAGACGGTGAAGGGCTTGACGCCGAAGTGGTCCGCGACCTCCTGGGCCGTCATCCAGTCGTCATCCATGCGGGGCTCCCCTGGAACGCGGACAGGCCCCGGGTCTCCAGGTGGAGTCGGGGCCTGCTTGAAGGCGCAAAGGTGCTGCTGACGTCTATTGTGCACTGCGCTAGCGG